CAGCCGTACCGATGGTGATTGCGCCGAGAGCGGCGGTTGCCGCACCTACGCCGACCAGAAGGCCGGTGCCGACTCCAATAGCGGTAGCAATCTCTTCGCCGTTGTCCAAAACCGGTTGCCATGCCTGACCGATTTCGTCAAGCCCTTCACCTACGGCCCAAATTTCCACCAGGAACAGGCCAGTAGCTACACCGAGTTCCAGAAGGATAGCGGTGCCGATGCCGATATTCACGGCAATGGTTGTACCCCCAGTTCCCAGGGCGTATGCGGCCAAACCGACTGCTCCCAAGATACCGGCTCCGATACCGATAGCGGTTGCCACAGTGGTTCCGTTCTCAATGACAGGCTCCCACGCCTTACCCACTTCCTCCAACTCATGACCCATGATTGCGATTGCGCCGACCACAATGATTGCAGCAGCAGACACTTCGGCTACAATGGCTACTACCAGCCCCAGGTTCTTTGCCAGGGAAGTCAATTTTGGAGAGAGGCTGGTACTTACAGTGGTGTCAATCGTCTGCGTGGCGGTAGTGAGCGTGTTCATGGCGGTAGTAGCGTTGCCCAGGTTAGAGATACCCTTCAACTTGGAAAATACATCAAGAGCGACTACCAAGCCTCCCAGGATTTCCAGACCACCGATAATCAAGGTTACTTTGTCTACACCACTCCAATCGCCCTGCTTGATAGCGTCCCAATTTGTAGCGATCTCACGGATGATGGTGGTAAAGCCCTGAATAGCTACACTCCATGCCGCCAGTTTGATATTTCCGGTGAATACGCCGATGCCAATGGCGATATTGGTCAGTCCACGGATGACGGTTAAGGCATTTTCTGCATTGACCCCATTTTCTGCAATATCACTGATAGCAATGACGATTTCTCCGATACCTTGAACGACTTTCAGCGCACCGCCGACCTTCAAGCCTCCGAGCATAATCAGAGCGTCCCCAACCATACCGGCAAAGGAACTAATCATTCCGGCGACATTCTGGAAGGTAGGGCCGTTGTCCAGAAAATCTTTCAGATACCGTTCAAATTCCTTCAAATCAGCGAGGAACATAGCCAGTCCGAGAACCTTGAAGTCCAGTTTGAAGGTGAAGTTCTTGGAGTTCAGTTCTTTCAGCAATTTTAGAGCCGTCAAGAAATCCTTAGCGACCTTCCATGCCAAAATACCCGCCGCAATACTGGTCACAGTGGCGAGAACATCTTTCAGATTTTCTTTCAGCTCGTCAACCTGAGAATTGATATTCTCAAAAATGCTCTCGTCCCACAGTTTTCCAATGTCAAATTCGCCGTCATAGCCTCCACCAGAAACACCGGCACCGGCTCCGCTGCTCCCCTGGTCAGGGTTAAAAACATTCAGTTCATCAAAACCAGCGGTGTACTGTTTCAGCTTCTTTGCGGCACTGGCAGCGTCATCGAGATTGTCAGCCATATCACCGGCTGCGGTGGCACCAGAACTGACACCGAAATCTACCGGCTTCAAGTCAATGCCGAAGAGTTGCGCCAGGGCCGCAATCGCTTCCCCAATCAGCTCAACAAAGGCTTGCACATAGGGTAAAACCTTCACCAGAGCGGGAAGCAGGAAGGAACCAAATGCCTGAGAAAGAGAAGCGAGTTGCTGCCGCAAGGTTCTCATAAGACCTTCTGCGGTGGTCATCTCCCGGGCATAGGTGCCAATCAAGTCCTGCGCCCTTGCCTGGTCAATCAGGGTCAGGTATCGCAGATAGGACTTCAATTCCTCGCTGGCACTCTGGGTACTGTACGCAATGCCATAGTTTGCCGCCGTGATCTTCAACTGAGAGTCCACGATGGTGAAACCGGCTCTGCGGATAGGCTCTACCTCACCGGCGATTGCGGAGCGGACGGCAATGGCAGCGTCCTCAAAGGTCTTGTAAATGTCGTTGTAACCGGCCCAAATATCATAGGTCAGTTCCGTGTAATTCATTGCCATGGCGGCAGCATCCTTCTGAGCGACACCAAAGCCTTTCAGCATAGTGCCGTAGATGGACGCATACTGCATGAACTTCTGGACATTGATCTGCAATTCGGAGTTGAGCTTCAATATCCACTTGTAGTTCTCTTCCGCCTCTTCTCCAAACGCTCGGCCAAAGCGGTACATGATGCCCTCCCACTCGGAGGCTTCATACATATACTCGGCAATGACCGCACCAATCCGGTTAGAGGCGTAGATCACCGTGGAGAGCTTGATACCGGCCAGAGCCTCAGACCATGCCCGGGTGCCGGAAGCGGCCTTGTTCACAGTGCCGTTGTAGCGGTTTGTGCTGGCGATAATCCTCTGAATTTTAGAGGGGAAAGCAGAGAAGCCGTTGGAAACCTTCTGCATTTCATCGGCAAAGGGCTTCATGGCAGCGGACAAATCTTTCATCTGCCGGGTGAACTTATCAATGTCCGCCTTTTCCAACTCGTTAATCACCCCGGGCAGCTTCCCGAGCTGATTGATGAAGCTGGTCAGATGTGCTTTGTCCAATTCGGACAGGGGGCGCAAACCGTTAGCCAGACTTGCCAATTTGTCCCCGTCCGTCCACTTTAACTGAGTTAATGCGGAATTTAATTTGACGATGGAGTTGGTGGTAGAACGAAAACTGCTGAGGTTCCCCAAAGCCGCTAAAGCGGTAGCAAGGCGATTGATTTTTTGGGAAGCGTCACCGGTGTTCAAGCCTTTCAGGGCGTTGGTCAATTCACGAATACCCGTGGCAGTCTTGCTCAAATTGTTTGCGCTACCAACGGAAACCGTCTTCAACCCACTCAGGGCCTTTTTCAGATTGTTTAGACCGGTTACCGCACCGGCACTGTTCTCCTGAATTTGAAATTCCAAACCCTGAATTTCCACATTATCAGCCATTCACGCCACCACCTTTCTCCTGAAATTTCTTGTTGAGCGACAGGGCCAATGCCTGGAAGTAGGCTTTCGCCTTTTCATCCTGCTTTTCCTGCTTCGCCTCCTGCCGTTCGTCCTTCTGCTTGGTATCAAAGGCAAAGGGCTGATCGGGATAGGGAATGGCCTTGACTCCCTTCTTCGCAAAGGCTCTGAGGATAGGGGCCAGATTGCCAATCGCCTGATACACATACATCCCCTGTAACCAAGCGTCCTGATTTTTCAAATCCTGCCGGATTTTTGCTGCTTTCCGGTAATATTTGACCAGCTCACAATCCCCGTCCCAATATTGTTCGGCAGTCATGCCGATTGCCAGATAGAAGGGGAACACTTCATAAAATTTTTCTGTGTAAGCGAAACGGGGAGCGGGGCGAACTACGCCACCGCCCCCTCGTTCATCGGACTGCAACCCGCTTACCAGTTGGCAGTCCAGTCCATGTTTCCCTCGCCGTCCTCATTAGGAACAGGCTCTTCCATGAGGGACAGAATGGGTTCGTTATACATCTCCACCAGCTTCGGCAGAAGCTCGTCTTTCCGGGGCAGACGGGCATAGATACGGTCAATGACCTCTCTCTTCACGAAGCGGTGCCGAGCGATAAACGCACCGGCAAACAGGGCCGGAAGCATGGTCATGGGCTTGCGGTCAACTTCCTCCGCAATGAAGCCCTGCTTCTCCATGATCTCAACGGTCTTGCGGGTATATTCCAGCGTATAGCTCTCGCCGGAAACGGGGTCTTTGATTGTCAGCGTCTTAGCCATGATAAATCCTCCTTATCATTCAGGCCGGTTGATGATTACTTAGCGGAAAAGGTGATGGGGGTGGAAGGAGCAATGGAAATACTCATATCCACAACCTCGTTCACGCCGCCGCCCACGGGAAACACAGAGAGCTGTCCTTTGAAGGAGAACTTTCCGTTGGAGCCGTCCGGGGTAACAGAACCAGCATCACCGGTTCCGCCAAACCAGACAGCATACTCTTCCTCTTTGCCCTCAAGAGCTTTGAGGGTCTGGAAGTCAGTCACATCGTAATTGGCCGTAAAGGTCAGGCCATCGAGGGACTGAATACCGGCGATATAGGTCTGCATATTGTCAGACAGAGTAGTGGTTTCCAGCATCTCGGGTTCGCCGCCCAGGTCGGGGAACTCCTTAATATCCACCAACTTCTCGTAGGCAGAAGTGCTTTTCTTCATCAGAAAAACCTTATAAGTGGAAATTGCCATGTTCTTACCTCCTATACAGATTTGTACCGTCTGTTTCTGCTCGATAACGGGCCACGAGGCGGTAAATACTTGCGTTCTCTAAATTCGGGATGGGGGACAGGGAAATGCGAGTGAAATTGCGCTGGTACATGAGATCGTCAATAATCTTCATAATGCTCCGGCATTGACTCTTCTTGCTGGTGGATTTGTTGGAATAGACATTTACCTCATACATCAGCGTTGCAAACTGTTCTTTGTCGCTGGTACTGAGGTGTTCCAGAGTAGGGTAATTGTCCTGCTCCACGATGCTCACATGGGGAAAAGCGGATGGGGCTTTCACATACTCTCCGCTCACATCAATGCCGGGAAAGGCTTCCCGGAGGGCAACCGCAATCGGTGTGTAGATTTGACTCTCCACATCAATCATCGAAATACCTCCTTTGCCAGTCCGGGCAAGATACCCTCCAAGTGTTTCACGGTTTCATACATGGACATATTGGCCGGATTACCCTGAGTAATGACTACTTCCTTCCCGTCCTTTTTGGTGTGAACAACACCATTCGTACCGGGTTCCCCATAGTAGCCCCAGGACGGCTGCTTACCGTGACCGGCTCCATATTCTCCACGGCGCATACCATGTTCTGCGGCTTCCGGGTGGTTATCCGGGTAAGTCACGCCGGTGCCGAACTCAATGAAGAGTACCGATGCTCCAACAGCGACCACGGCCCGGACTCCGGCCCCTCTCTGTTCCACAGACACAGACACATCATTGGTGCCGTCATACTCCGCCTTTGCGAAGTTGGCAGAGGCTACCGATAGACCTTCCTGCGCCAATCTGTCCAGCAGAACACTTGTCTTTGTCTTCAACCAGTTTTGATACCGCTCAATCTCTCGAATAGCGTTATCAATACCAGCCACGGACAGGGGTACTTTAATCGTCTTCACGATACTGTCACCTTACTCACAGCGTAGGAGATGGAATTAAGGCTCCTTGCGACACGCTTCACGATGTAGTCAAAAAGAGGATTTCCGTCATCGTCATACTCAGGCGATTTATCAATGAACAATACGGTATTTTCATCAATCGGACAGGTAAGGTCATCCGTGACAATCACCTTGTCATAGGAGATGAAATTACCAAACTGTTCCACCTGGGCAGAGCCGGTTGCGGCAGAAACATTGTCCCGCCTCTTCACGGCCTCCTTGTAGACCACACGGGTATCACCCGTTTCGTGACCCTCTTCATCCTTTACCGGCTCTTTTCTGTCATACAGCAGATACCAGTAAGCGGATTTATTTCGCTCCATGACCCTCATACCACCGGTTCCTCCCTGATAAGGCTGGCACAGGGAACAATCTCACGCAGGAGCGTAGGCGGCACATCTCCGTCCTCATAGGAGCGGGAAATACCGTTCTCGCTGTGCGCCGTTTCGCCCTCGGCACCACGCTTGTTCACCAGATAAGCGGCAATCTCCACCTGATTGTAGGCATACCGGTCAGGCACCACAGTCACGGTACTGTTGAAGGGATAAGCCCGTTTCAGGACTTTGTTGCCAGCGATAGAAAGGTAGGTGGAAAGTACACTCTCGTCCTTCTCGCCGGTCATGGCTTTCAGCATGGTCAGCTTTTCAGTATCGGTCATGACTTTTCACCTACCTTTCCTTAAATTAGCCGCCAGCGACTTCCTTGGTGTTCACGGGATTGGACTTGTCATTGGCAATGAACACGCTCCGGCTGTACTTAGGAGCGGTGAAGCTCTGAGCAATGCCGGTGAACTTGCCGTGATACCACTCCGGGCCATGGTCAAGACCAATCTGGCCGAAGAGCTGATACTTCTCACCGGCACCGGTCTTCGCCAGAGGCTCCAGGAAGAAGTTACCCTTACCGGGAACAGGCTGATACACGGGAGAGATCACATTCAGGTTCAGCAGCAGAGCCGTACCAGCGGGAAGACACTCGCCCAGGTACAGGTACACCACGCCGATGGGAGTGACCACGCTGGACAGGGCGATACCGTTAATCTCACGGGCAGCGGGAACCACAGTCAGGCCGTTCTGAACAGCGTCAGCATTGACCTGGAACAGCGTGGTAGCATCACACCACAGGCACAGACCATCGGTAGGAGCATTGGCCCCGTAAATCTTCTTCACCATGTCGGCAATGTCCCACAGGCCGAGAGGCTTGCTGGACATGGCCTTGGTATTGCTGGTAATCGCCTCCACCAGCCCACGGGTCTTGTTGACAGTGGCATCAGAGGTGGCCTTGTTGTACTCACCCTGAATGAAGGTAAACTCAATATCCCGGTTGACCTTCTGCATCTTCGCCGCCACCTGGAAGTCCAGCTCATTGATGGGGTTAGCCTGCTGGTTGGCGACATTCAGGCCGGACAGGGTGCCCATGTTGGACTGCTTGGCGTAAGAGATGCCAACAGCCTCCATGAAAATCTGAGTCACATTGGTCTTCTGAGTGCGAGTGACAACGGTAGCGTCAGGGGCAGTCAGAGAAGCGGTTTCGCTGATCTCAGGCTGAGAGCCATCTCCGCCAGCGGTGTACTCCTGACCGGTCACGAACTCAACATGATTGGTGGTCTTGGCCCTGCCGCCGATGATGGAGGACAGGGGGCAGCGAGTATTACCCTTATTGAAGAGCATACCGGAGTAATTCAGTACCCCGAAACTGGTAGCCAGAGTATCGGCCATAAATCAATCTCTCCTTTACTGGTTATTCGCCCTGAGCCTCGGCCTCAGCCTGGGCTTTCAGGCGTGTGTAGTAGGCGACAGCGGTAATGTCACCGTTCTTCTGCGCCTCTTCGATCTTCTTGCCGTAATCTACGGCACCCTCAGTACCAGAGCCGGAACCGGCACCAGCACCGGGCTTAGGGGTCTTCTTGATTGCGTCAGCTTTGACCTTTTTCGCATACTCTTCGAGGAACTTGCTCTGATTGGCAAAGACCTTAGCACTATCGCCGTCAGCCAGGGCCTTAGCGGTTTCCTCAGCCAGAGCCTCGTCATAACCCTGGGCTACAAACTTGGCCTTGTACTCGGAAACGGTCTTACCCTTACGGAGATCAGCAAGCTCCTGTTCCATCTGAGCCAGCTTATCAGCGTCCTCCTGCTTCTTCTTTTCCTCTTCGGAAAGAAGAGCGTTGTGCTTCCGCTTCCACTCAGCGGCCTCGGAATTGGCCTTGGAAAGAGCGTTTTTCTGCTTTTCCAGCTCTGCGGCATTATCCTCGTACTCAAACCCTTCCAGAGCGGCCAACTTCTGCTCAGGGGTCATGTTTGCATACCCCTCGATCTTACTGGTGTCAATCTTTGCCATAACAAATACCTCCTGCGTTTAACAAGGCTGTTCACTCAGCACCGATTTCTGTTTTTGGTAGGGTTTTCTCCCCTTGCGATTAAGGTCTTCCCTGACCATTCAAAGCCTTGCGGCCTTAAAACCAAAAGAAAAAGGGCTACCGGCAAAAGCGTTTCCGCTCT